GACGACTGTGTTATGTCGCTGGCTATCGCGTGGGACGCCGTTTCCTCTGTGTCACACATGCCAAAAGCAAAACAGGCCGCCGTTGCCGGGCGGCGCGGCGCTGGCCGCCAAATCAAAGGAGGCCGTCATGGGTAACACTGTCGGCATTACAGACATGGAAAAGGCAGCGCGTGAGTTTGATTCCCTCTCCCCTGCTATGCTGGAATTATTGGAACGGCAAACGACCGGCTTCCTGGTGGCCTTGTGGAAGGCGCAAGGGAAATGCAAGAAGATCATAGACACCGACATCCCCCATGAGAACGGCCGTTTGACACCCCACACACATCCATAGTAAAATGATGTGGTAACACAACAGCCGAAAAACATGCGCTCCTCATGACTGAAAGAACTCATCAGCGGCGAACGACCAAGAATCGTTCGCCGCTTTTTATTTGCAGATATGCTAAAAAAACTAACCTCATTCATTTCAGAGTATTTCTCCACCAGCGTCAGCGCCATCGGCAACCGCATCCGCATTACCACCAGCCGCTTCACCGCCGCATGGCGGCGCGATCCTGTTAACGATTGGAGCCGCGCCGATTACGACTTTTGGCGGCGGGCGTACCGGGCGCAAGTACGCGGCCTGGAACTGTCCGGGCTGCTCATCAGGCCGCTGGTCAACAAGACCGCCGCCTGGGTGATGGCCCGCCCTCCCGATTGGAAAACAGACGACGAAGAAAGCGGCGTGGCTTTAAATGACTGGTGGGGCGACAACCACAGCGACATCTTGAAAGCCTACCGCGAAAGCATCAAGCTGGGCGACGCCTTCCTGGTCGTCAACCCGGATCAATCGCTCGCCCTTATCCCGCCTCAGAACGTTTCCCCCATTGTGCCCGACAACGACTACAGCCAAATTACCGGCTGGCGAATCACCCAAACCTACGTACACCCCGACAGCGTCAACGCGGTGCAAACCGTCATTGACGAATACACCGCCGCCGAACGAGTACGCATTATCGAAAGCAACGCCGTCGAAGTTTCCCGCCAGACGTACCCTAATCTCATCGGCCTTGTGCCGGTAATCCACATCAGCAACAACACCGAAGCGGGCGAAACCTTTGGGCGGCCAGAGGGCGAAGGGCTGGTATCTGTTTTGCAGCGGTACGGCATCATCTTTGAGGCGGCTATCGAAGGCAACGAGCTACAAGGCCGCCCCACCCCCGTCCTTTCGTTTGAATCGGTAAGTGACCTGGACAAGTTTTGGGAGCTATACGGCGAAAGCGAAAGCCAAACGTTGCCCGATGGCACATCGGAGACGACGACCACGCTATCTGTTGACCTTAAGCAAATTCTTACGGTTTCCGGCGCCACCTTCACCTACCAGGCCCCCGGCGCGTTTGTGGGCGAGGCCCAACGGCTGCTTGAGCTGATGTTCTACCTTATTTTGGAGCATACCGAACTGCCTGAGTTTGTTTTCGGCAATGCCGTCGCCAGCAGCAAAGCCAGCGTGGAAACCCAAATGCCCGTCTTCTCCCGTTTCATCGAAATGAAACGGGGCGAGGCAGAGAAATGGTTGAAGGAACTAGCGGAGGTCGTTTTAGGGCTGCTCTCCCTCTCCATGCCCGGTGTCACGGCCCAAACGCCCGCCATGCAGTGGGATGAGCTGATACAAGACAACGGGCAGCTTACCTTGCAGGCCGTTCAATGGGCGTTTGCTGAAGGCTTGATTGACGAACGCACGGCACTGCAACTGCTGCCGGTGGAAATCAAAGACATTGAAACGGTGCTGACTTTGGCCCACGACGAAACCAGCGAACGCTACCCGGAAAACAGAAATGACGGTCAGGCAGGAACGGCCGTTCAGACCAATTTAGAAGACGAAATCAACAAATTACAACTTGAGGATGTGACCAATGATTGATAAACGATGGAATGAAGTATTCGCAAGATTAGACGCAATTAACGACCAGCTGGCGACCCTGAACGCCGCCGCTAAGAACAAGCCGGTCAAGGCCGCGCCCACGAAGGCGCAGCTCATGAAGATCAAAGGCGTGGGCGATGCCACCGCCGATGAGATTTTGAAACTAATCAGCTAATGTCTACTACCTTTCGCACCCGCCAGCTACAAAACGAACGCGCTAACGATAAGCGCTTCATCGCTCAACAAAGCGAACTGGCGGCGCGTATGGGTGCAATCGTCAATGGCTACGCAGTGGGTCAGGATAGAACCGTCCCCAACCTGCAACAAACAAGGACGAAAATAAAAGAAGCTATCTGGTCACAGGTCTTAAAGCCCTACCACATAGGCGCGGGGGACAATCCCTTCAGCGGAAACCAACCGCGAAGCGCTTACGCCCGTCTGCTTTACGATGGAATTTACGAGGCGACGAAAATACAGGTCGAGCGTCAGGTGGCGATTGTTCGTAGTGCGACAAAGGGTGATGATTTAGTTTTTCAGTGGCTTACAGGTGCAAGGTCAAGTATGCCTGTTTTTGAAATCGGCCGGAATTCTTACGACCCATTCCACCTCTTCGTTGATCAGCGCGGCTACAAACTGAGTGACCGCGTGTGGCAGGATGCCATCGACGTAAGAACCCGCATAGACCGTCTACTTGACTACCACATCGCACAAGGCACAAGCGCGGTGGACATTGCCGAGTTATTGGAAGACTACATGACCCCCGGCATTAGCAAAATCAAAACCAACGCGCCCTACGGAAAAGAAGGGAGCTATGCCACGCGCCGTCTGGCGCGTACCGAAATCACAGCCGCTTCTGGCAGAGCGACCATCAACGCCAGCGCCGCAAACCCTTTTGTGGATAGCATCAAATGGCAATTATCCGCATCGCACACAAGAGAGCGATGTACTAGCGGCATATGTGACGACAACGCCAAAGGCGGCAAAGAAGCCGACGGTGTATACCCTATTGACGGCGTACCGCAATACCCTGCTCATCCTCATGACATGTGTACATTAGTGCCGGTCGTGACCAAAGACAGCGGTGAACTGGTAGACGAATTGAGAGCCGACATCCAGGCACGCAACCCACGCGCGCGGCAATTGCAAGGCGTCTTCAATACGGCCTGGCTGACAAATGCCCTCTTGAACGAGGGGCTTGACTTCATCCTGGCGCGTATAGGCGCGGGGGTTTAGCTATGAAAGAAAAAATAAGCGGTAATTTTAACGATGTAACTATCATCTCGGAACTGCGCGGCGGTTTCCCTGATGTTCAGTTTTTTGAGGGGATCGACATCGCCGAACTAACCAAAGGCGACGATGATCCGATGTTCCTGACCATACCCATCGGGGAGGTTGACAGCAAGAGCGGCAACGGCCGCTTTTACGATGAAAAATGGCTGAATGAACTTGAGCGTCAAGTGCAGGCCACCCGCCCCATCGGGATCATGGGTCATCTGCGTGAAGATGAACTAGGAACGAAATTCCCCGCCGAGGCCATCCACTGGGTGGGCACACAGCGGGTAAACGAAACTCTTTGGGGTAAAGGCTACGTACCCCCCGGCGAGGCCAGGGACAGGGTGCGCCGCTACAAGGCCACAAAGAAAACATTAGCGACGAGCATTTTCGCCAAAGCGCAGGGCATATGGGACGCGGGGCTGAGCGCCTACCGCATGATTGCGGATTCCATGCAGCTGCACCAAATCGACATCGGACCAGCCGACCGGGTAGGAATCCCCAGTCTGGCGCGAGTACCGGGGTTGACGGCGGAAATGCAACTAGATGAGGGCGACGAAACGCCCGAGGAAATAGAAACTATGGATAAGTTACAGGTCATTCAAGAGATGACTGCCGACGATGCCCGCTTGCTTCCCAAGCCTGTACAGGATGCGATTCTCGCCACCGTGCAGCCAGCGCCAGAGGTCGAGATTGTTACCGAGCTTTGCGCCGCGTTGGGCGTGGAAGATGGGCAGGCATTAACGGCCGTTGTCACCGAAATGAAAGAGGCGCAGGCAGCGGCAAAACAGCAGGCTGTTACCGTGCGCGTCAGTGAATTGGTAAGCGGTGGGATCAAGATTGAATCCATGCGCGGTATTGTCACTGAATTGATCACCGCTAAGCGGCCGGCAACGGTCGAAGAGGCGGAGGCGGCTTACACGGCCGTTATCGAAATGGAAAGCGTCAAACAACAACTGGCGGCGGCGGCTCAGGCCGCAATGGGCCCGAATCACCAAACCCCCGCCCAACCAGCCAACGGGCAAAAGAAATATTTTGCCATCCCTGAGGAGAAATAAGCAATGGCTACAGGAGATACCTATTTAGAAAGTGACGGCAAGGCCGTCAATGTTGATCTGCTCTACACCGTAGAGGCGGGTGAAGTCGCTGTCGTCGATGGCTGGTTGGGCATTGCTGGCGGGCGCGGCGATTCTGGCGATTCCGTCGCCCTGGCAGTTGATGACCGCGAGTACCAGGTGGTTGTACCGGCTGGCTTGCCTGTCTCCAAAGGCAATATCATTTACATTGAAATTACCGACGTGACAGGCCACACGCCCGACGATACCGCTTACGGCACTTCGGCGGGGTCTGGCAAGCTGGCTTTTCTCAAGGCGACAGCCGACAAAGACGCTAACAATGTTGTGACCGGCATCATGATTGCGAAAGCAAGCCTGTTGAGTTAAGGAGATAAAAATGAACGTAATTAGCAAACAAAGACTGGCACAGCAAAAAGACAAGATTGCTTTCCCCAAGAATTTTCGCTTGTCGAAAATGGTACGGGAAATTGGCAAGAATGTCTTTGAGTTTGTTGGCTCCGATTCTTTCGGGACTGAGTGGAATGAGCGCCGCCGCTATGAGGTGAACGCCGGGCGGGACATGGAACCCATTCTCTACACCCCCATTTACAACGAAATCCGTGACCCAAGCCTGCCCCGGAATGTCCCCGTGTACCGGATTGGCCCTGGCGGTGTGGTATTCGAGGAAGTGTTGGAAGGCGGCGAAGTGAAATTCGCCAGCGTCAACAGTTCGGATTTTAGCGTCGCCATCAAGCATTACGGCGCGGGGCTGGAATACTCTAAAGACCTGATGGTCTTCAACGAGTTGTGGAACGTGCCGATTGTAGAGCGGCAGGCGGGCATCGCCTTTAACGCCCTCATGAACCATATCCACTTCAACCCCATCCTGGCCGCTACTTATGCCGCCGCGAACCAAACGGCCGGTAACACGGACGGCTCGACGCTGGTAGAGGATTACATGCTCACCATCGAAGACGCCATCACCAACAGCCGCACCGACACCAGCAACCCCCGACGCGGCCCGTATGCCCTGCTGGTAGCATCTGCTCAAGAATTGACGGTCGAGAAGGCGCTCACCCGCGAAGTGCAAAACGGGCTGGCGCGGCAAAGCCGGGTACTTGATTCTATCCAGACCGTGATCGCCTATGACGGCTGGACGGGTACACGTGGCTTGAAATCCACAACCTACGCCGGGGTCACTTCCGGCAAGGGATACTTGGTCAATCTGGGCTATCGGGATCAGGACTTCCAAAGCTACATCAAGCAGGATTTGCTTCAGGACGGCACCCAGGACGATGTGACCCGCTTCTTAATGCAGGTCGTTTGGGATACCTACTTTGGCGCTTACGCCAACCCGACCGCTGCAGTGGAAGAGATTACCTGGCCGACAGCATAGAATACACCCATCTATCCATGACCACTATCTCTATCTATGCACCGGGCTAGTCTGTTTTTCTGACTAAGGAAAAATACTTATGTATTCGATTACTGATTGCCCCGGCGCTTTTTTTACCAAACTTCTTTATCAGCCACTCGTGTGGGTCGCTGGCGTGTTTTTGTTGATTACATCCGCCCACGCCACCACAAAGCGGAATGATATTAGTTGGCACAGTTCCGGGGCAATCAGGGTTACTAAGTGGTATCCAGTGATCCATATCGAGCCTATGGAAAAATGCAGGTGGTCTACCACAAGCGGCACAACGGCCGTTAAAGTAATTAAGAGCAAAGTTCCAATCATCAGTGGTAAAGTCGCTGGGAAGATTGGCCTTGATAGCTTCGCGGCGCTGCCATTCGATGTTGCGGGCAACACGCCGCTTCACTCTGGAACGTTTGCTTGTCTCAGAAAACGCGCCTGGATTGTTTTTTCTCTTTTCTCTAGTTTCCTGATTGAGCCTATCCCGGTTCTTTTCGACATAGCGGTTAGCTATCTTTCGGCGCTTATCTCTATTGTTTTCAAGCCAGTTACTTTTTGTAGCTATTCCCTTTTCGCTGTTTTCGTAGACACGCTGGCGCTCAAGAATAGATTCTTTGTTGTTTTGGTAATAACGCTCAAGCGTGGCCTTGCGCCGTTCTGGAAATTCTTTTCGATAGCGCCGTTGGTTTTCAAGAGTTTTTTCTCGCCGCTCACCCTCGTATCTGCTACGCCCGTATTCGTTATGGCATTTTTTGCAGTGACCGTACAGTCCATCGGTCGCACGTTTATCAGCATAGAAAAACTCACGAGTTCCAGGAAGGCGTTCGTGACATCGGCAGCACTCTTTAATTGCAACGCGATTGGGGGTATAATCTTTCATGATATTAGCTCCTCGCTAGCTACTATCCAAGCCGGGGCTGTTGACGCAGCGCCCGGTATTCCGTTTGATTTATTCCCCTTAATTATACCACAAACAGAGGTGATCCGGTGATGCAGACAATAAATATTTGTATGCCTGGACACGTCGATCCATATGATTCGTATTCCCTATTAGGCATCGAATTGGCAAAAGGATTAGCGGCGGATGGCGCGTACGTCAACATGTTCCCAATGGGAAATAGGTGCATGGATACGCAGGACACACAAACGAAATCAATCGTGGCGCAACCGGTTCGCCCGGCATACGGCGCAATATTTCTAGGCTACCCGACAGGATACGATAAGCATGTAAATCCATTGGTGCAGTTTGGCCAACGTATCGCCCTGACCATGTTTGAATCATCGAAAATCCCCGGTGCATGGGTAGAGATTTTAAACGAAATGGACGCGGTGATCGTGCCGTCTATATTTTGCGCCGAAACGTTCGCCGCGTGTGGGGTTGACGGGGATTTAATCGAAGTGATCCCGCTGGGCATCAGCGACGCCTACCAACCGGTCAAACGTGACCGGCAGCGGCCGTTAACCTTCCTCGCCTTCATGGACAGGGGCGCACGCAAGGGCGGTCACGCCGCAATCCAGGCTTTTATGCTGGC